AACATGGTACGTGCATTTGCTATTGCACCGACTGCATCGTGTAGCTACCGATCTAAAGATCTCGATGGCTACACATGTACTCCTGAGATCGCTCCTCCTATTGCGAGGAGTGTTGACCGGGACTCCGGCACCTTTGGTGTCGAAACCTACGAATATGGTGATGTAGAAATCGCCAGTGAAGTGGGTTGGGACAACTACAAGCGTGTTGCCGATGGCATCATGCGGTTGTACTCATCCACAGGTCTTCTTCATGGGTATTCCTATAACTGGTGGTCAGACTTGGCTATCATGGATAACGACTTCATCGAAGAGTGGTTGAACTCTCCTCAGACTTCTCTGTATTACTCCCTGCAAGTTATGGGTGATGTGCAGGACAAGAGCGATGCATATGCAGCTCTGAAGGATGTGGACGTTGATGACTACCTGTCTGAAATTTTAAATGAACCTCAATGCGATTGCGCTGAATAATGGCTACTGCACTTACTCGTGAACAAAAACTACTAGCTGAGATTGTTGTTCAGCTGGGCAATATTACTGAAGCTATCCAATCTGCAGCAGCAGGTGAGGATAGCAGCGATCTGAATAATAAGATCGACGCGTTGCAGTCTCAATTGGCTGCGGTTTCCTCTGCCCGTGCCGCTCTCCAGACACAACTGGCTGAAGCGACTACTCTCAATGCTGAACTACAGACTCAACTGGCTCAAGTTCACGAAGGTGACATTACGCCTGACAACATTGCGGAGGTCATGGAAACCCTTGGAATTGAACACGACTGATGACACCGTACGACAAATTGATGGCGCGGAAGCGCAAATGGACACCAGTGAAACCTGTTGCTGGTATTTGCAAGGAAGGCGCGGAGGAGACAATCCACCGTGCTCTTGCATTGAGACACATGGAACTGCCTGTGGGAGATTTTATTAATGATGCACTTACCACCGATGTGCCGACTAAAGCACGAGAAATACTCGTGTCTAATGTACGGGATGAGGAGAACCACGACCTCGCTCTCGGTTACATTGCCGATGCTTACGGCGTTGATGAAAAAGCGGAAGCGGAAGCAATCAAGCTTCGGGACGCATGGATTGCACATCCTGATCACACAGTACTCAAAGCCATGGTTGCTGAGCGTGCAATTTTCTTCGTGCTGCTGCCCTTCTTTAGGTTTAATGGTGACGCGGCTATGCGTACAACCTCAGCTGACATAAGCCGAGATGAGCAAATCCACGTCGCAACTAATAGTCTTGTGTGTTCTGAGCTTGGTCTCAGCATCTCTCCCTCATTGGATAAACTCCGCAAGGCTACTATTAACTGGGTGATGCAACCGCTCACCATGAACAATCCCGATAGATTTTTGACTAAAAATTTTTGGCTGGATTCTAGCGATCGGCTGATGTATGAAGGCAAAGCGCCTGAACTTTCTGCCACCAAGTCAGCTCGGATGCCAGCATTCTTTGAACATTCTAATGTCAATCTCCCTCAATATGCTTGAGGCTCGTGGCATGGAACTACAATCCATGCTGTCTGACCTCAACGAAACTTTCCCACCCGTCAACCCTACACCAGCCGACGACCTCACCACTATCATGTATCGTGCAGGTCAACGCTCGGTTGTAGAATACATACTCAATCAAATGGAGACATAACTATGTGTATGGGAGGAGGAGGGTCCGCAAAGGTACCCACACCAAAACCTGCGCCACTGCCACCACCGCTACCCGCACCACCACCGCCGCCACCGGCTGCACCACCACCGCGTGAAGTGATGGACGTCAGTGCGAAACCTGACATCAAGATCGGAGCTGCCAAGAAAGCAGCTGCTACTGACCGTAAGTCACGGTCTACACCTGCTAGCAACCGTGCTACTGCTTCCCTCACTATTGGTGACAACCAAGGGATGACATTATGAACGCAAGACGCAGGTATAATGAGCTAGCATCTGATCGTGCAACGTTCCTTGATGTAGCTAATAACTGTGCGGAGCTGACTCTCCCTTATCTCATGAAGAATGAGGGAGACACTGCTAACCACACAACACTTAAGACACCATGGCAATCAGTCGGTGCAAAAGGAGTCGTAACGTTGGCTTCTAAGCTGATGCTTGCACTGCTACCACCGCAGACCACGTTCTTCAAGCTGCAGGTCAGAGATGACAAGCTAGGTGAAGAGCTGGACCCTACCATCAGGAGTGAGATCGACCTGTCATTCAGTAAGATCGAACGGATGGTGATGTCATTCATCAACTCATCTAATGATCGTGTGGTTATCCACCAGGCGATGAAGCATCTGATTGTTGCTGGTAACAGTCTTATCTTTATGGGTAAGGATGGACTGAAGAACTACCCGTTGAACCGATATGTTCTGGAGCGTGATGGCAATGGCAACGTCATTGAGATCGTGACCAAAGAACTTATCAGTCGTAAGCTTGTCGATGTACCCGATCCCAAACCTAACGAAGTCAGTGCTGGCGGTGGTTTGAATGGAAGGACAGGCGCAGGCACTAAGGATGATGACGTGGAAGTATACACACACGTCAAACTGGACAGTAAGAATGGACGTTGGGTGTGGTATCAGGAGTGCCTGGATAAGACACTGCCTAACAGCCGTAGCACAGCGCCTAAGAATGCTAGTCCATGGTTACCTCTCCGCTTCGTCTCCTTTGATGGTGAAGCATATGGTCGTGGTAGAGTAGAGGAGTTCCTCGGTGATCTAAAGTCACTCGAAGCACTCTCTCAGGCATTGATAGAAGGCTCTGCAGCAGCTGCTAAGGTTGTCTTCCTTGTCTCACCCTCTAGCACTACCAAACCACAGACTCTAGCCGCTGCTGGCAACGGTGCTATCATTCAGGGACGACCTGATGATGTGCAGGTTGTACAGGTTGGCAAGACAGCTGACTTCAGGACTGCCTTTGAAATGGCAACGACTCTTGGTCAGCGCATCTCTGATGCCTTCATGGTATTGAACATCAGACAATCAGAACGTACCACTGCTGAAGAGGTACGGCTGACACAACTGGAACTAGAGCAACAGCTGGGTGGCATGTTCTCCCTGCTGACTGATGAGTTCCTAAAACCATACCTTGAGCGTACGCTGATGGTGCTGCAACGTAATGGTCAGTTGCCTAAGCTACCTAAAGGTATCGTGAGACCCGAGATCGTGGCTGGTGTTAATGCACTGGGTCGTGGTCAAGACAGGGAATCACTTATCCAATTCATCACAACCATTGCACAGACGATGGGTCCTGAGACCCTAGCTAAGTTCATCAACCCTGATGAATACATCAAGCGTCTGGCTGCAGCACAAGGCATTGACTATCTGAACCTCGTCAAGAGTGTCAGTGATGTACAAGCTGAGAACGAACAGCAAGCACAGATGGCACAGCAACAGTCCCTGGTGGATCAAGCTGGTCAACTTGCTAGTGCACCGATGATGGACCCAAGTAAAAACCCGGAGTTAATGAATGGCGGAGACACCGAAGCGCCGGTCGAGGCGTAAGCCGACCAAACCAGAAGCACCACGTACCTCTGAGGTCGTGGAGCATCCACCTACTGAGAAACCAGTGCTTAAGGTGGAGACACCGGAGCCTAATAAGTATGCTCCCAAACCAAAGGTAGGCACACCCAAGCTGGGTAGGTCACCTAACTATGTAGAGTCCGTTGGACTTGGTAAACTAAAAGTAGAAACTGCACATGGCTACACTGACGTATGATCCCACTCCAGCTGATCAGCCTGAGTTCTCTCCTGAAGAACAGGAAGCTATCGCCATCGGCGAACAGGCTGAAGCTGAACAACAACAGATGCTAGCAGGTAAGTTCAAAGATGCTGAAGCACTTGAACAAGCCTACATTGAACTGCAAAAGAAACTTGGAGAACCCAATGAATCTGAAACAGACGAAGTGCGGGTGCAAGAAGAGCAAACCGCCGAAGAAGAAGAGGAAGTAAATCCTAACTTTGATATCCTGAACAAAGCATCAGAAGAATTCTATGCTAATGATGGACAGGTTAGCGCCGAGACTCTTGAAGAACTCGGCAAGCTAGATAGCAATGAGCTGATCTCTGCATACATTGAGTTGCAGGGACAGACCCGACAGGACAATGACTTGACTGATGCACAAGCAACAGAGATCAAGAACATGGCTGGCGGTGATGAGGAGTACGGACGGCTGACTGAATGGGCAGCTGGTGCTCTTGATGAGTCTTTCATCCAAGCCTACGATAACATCGTGGAGACTGGTGATATCCGTATGATTCAACTTGCTCTGGCTGGACTCCAGTCTGAGTATGAAAAAGCTAATGGCTATGAGGGTGAGATGCTGACCGGTAAGGCAGCACAACCACAAGTGGACACCTTCCGCTCACAAGCTGAGGTCGTTGCAGCAATGCAAGACCCACGTTACGACAATGACCCTGCGTATAGGAACGATGTGTTCCAGAAACTGGGTCGCTCAAACATTCAATATTAATGACCTACGTTATCGAAGATGGCGGTCGCGCCAATCTCTATGCAAAAGAACCACCAATGACTATCATGGATGTAACTGAAACTCACAATGAAAAGGCTGAAAAGCTTAATGGTCGTCTCGCTATGCTTGGCGTCATGGCGGCTCTCGGTGCCTATGCACTCACCGGACAAATCATTCCCGGCATCTGGTAATGGCTAAGAAGAACGTGTCCCTGAAGATCGGCAAGCACAAGTCCCGCTCCGGCGGGTTGACAAAGGCTGGTCGTGAGAAGTATAATAGAGAGACAGGTTCAAACCTGAAAGCACCTCAGCCTGGCGGAGGGTCTCGTAAGAAGTCCTTCTGTGCCAGGATGTCAGGAGTCAAAGGACCAATGAAAAAGAATGGTAAGCCTACCCGCAAGGCACTTGCTCTACGCAAATGGAAATGCTAATGGCTAAGAAAAAGAAGGCAACCAAGACTCGCCTGGACCCGTCCTGTTGGAAGGGATATAAGAAGTCTGGAACTAAAGTCAAAGGCGGGACACGCGTCAACAACTGTGTCAAGATTAAAAAGTAACTTTATTATTAACATGAAATCTATTATTGCTGCTGGTCTCCTCCTCGGTATGGCTCATGGCTCTGCCATCGCTGGACCCTATGTGAATGTTGAATCGAACATCGATCGTAAGGATTCTGTCCTTGAAGTTCACAAAGGTTATGAAGGTGAATTGGGTGAAGACGCTTCCTGGTATGTCCAGGGTGGTCCCGCCATCGTTGATGGTGAGGCTGAGTTCTCCGGTAAGGCTGGCGCATCTTATGATGTCTCTGAGTCTGTTGAGGTTTACGGTGAGTACTCCTGGGTTACCGGTGAGAAGAACCTTGGTTCTGCTGTGAAGACTGGCGTAACCTACCGCTACTGATAAGATTGTGGTGGGTGGGTTGGTCTTTTACTTATGGCACAAGCAATTCTTACACAACGTAGGAGTTCCTGGGACGAGTTCTGTTCCTGGGTAACCTCTACTAACAACCGTCTTTATGTTGGTTGGTTCGGCGTGTTGATGATTCCAACACTACTCGCCGCCACAACCTGTTTTATTATTGCCTTCGTTGGCGCACCACCTGTAGATATCGATGGCATTCGAGAACCAGTCGCAGGTTCCCTCATGTACGGGAACAACATCATATCGGGAGCCGTCGTTCCGAGCAGCAATGCCATCGGACTACACTTCTACCCAATTTGGGAAGCTAATTCACTTGATGAATGGCTCTACAACGGCGGTCCATTCCAGCTCGTCGTCTTCCACTTTCTCATTGGCATCTATGCTTACATGGGACGAGAGTGGGAACTTAGCTATAGACTAGGGATGCGTCCCTGGATCTTCGTCGCTTACTCTGCACCTGTTGCAGCAGCAAGTGCCGTCTTTCTTGTCTACCCTTTTGGTCAAGGATCCTTCAGTGACGCAATGCCGCTGGGTATCTCTGGCACGTTTAATTACATGCTGGTCTTCCAGGCTGAACATAACATCCTTATGCATCCATTCCATATGCTGGGTGTTGCTGGAGTCTTCGGCGGTGCTCTCTTTAGTGCTATGCACGGTTCTCTTGTTACCTCTTCACTTATTCGTGAGACAACTGAACAGGAGTCACATAACAATGGATACAAATTTGGACAAGAGGAAGAGACTTACAATATTGTTGCCGCTCACGGTTACTTCGGACGTCTTATTTTCCAGTACGCTAGCTTTAACAATAGCCGTAGTCTTCATTTCTTCCTTGCTGCCTTCCCTGTGGTTGGCATCTGGTTCACTGCTCTTGGTGTTAGCACTATGGCATTCAACCTGAATGGATTTAACTTTAACCAGTCGATCCAGTCCTCTGAAGGACATGTGATCAACACGTGGGCGGACATCCTTAACCGAGCTGGTCTCGGCATGGAAGTCATGCATGAACGCAACGCCCACAACTTCCCACTGGACTTGGCATCTGCTGAGACCACTCCAGTGGCGCTGACGGCACCTGCCATCGGCTAATCTTCGTACGTTCATCCCTCACGGGACGCATATCTGCCGTGCATGGAACGGGGCACGGGTCTACGGAGAACTATTATGTCTATCAATCTCATTCGTTTCCTTGCATCACAGAAAAAGAAAGCTGAGCGGTATCATACTGATGCCCTCCGCTACCGTGGTGTAGTGTATAAAGAGATCGGTTGATCCGTTAAGCGGACAGGGAGGTGCAAGTCCTCCCATCAACATTGGTAGTGCCCTTACGAGGATACCACTACCGTCATGACGGAGGGAATAGACCTCAAAAAATATCACAAAAAATTTTCTAACGTTAGAGACAAGTAAACATTACAATTATCATTTAAGAAAATGGCTTGGTCTCAAGAGGGTAACTCCTACACCGAATCGAACACGGGACAAACCCGTACCTACGGTTCTAACAACAACGACATGGGTATTACCGCTGTAGGTAATATCAACAAAACTCCTGGTCTTGGTCTTACCCAAGGCGGAGCTGACTACGATGCAAAGTATGCCACCTACCTGAAGCTTTTCAGTGGTGAGATGATCAAGGCTTATGAAAGCCAGTGCATCGCTAAAGGAACTGTGCAGACCCGTACCCTGCGTAACGGTAAGTCTCTGCAGTTCATCTATACCGGACGTATGACGGCTGACTATCATCAGCCTGGCACCCCTATCCTTGGTAGTGGTGATCCTCCGGTGGCTGAGAAGACCATCATCATGGATGACCTCCTGGTGTCTTCTGCCTTCCTGTATGATCTCGACGAAACCCTGGCTCACTACAGCCTGCGGTCTGAGATCTCTGCTAAGATCGGTCACGCTCTGGCTGAAGCATATGATAAGAAGATCTTCCGTGTCATTGCTAAGTCTGCACGTACCGCTCATCCCATCACCGCATCGCCTGGTCCCGAACCCGGTGGTTCTGTGATCAAACTGGGTGCTGGTAACGAGTTCAACGCTCAGGCAATCGTTGATGCTTTCTTTGAAGCTGCTTCGATCCTCGATGAGAAGAACGTGCCTACCTCTGGTCGTACCGCTGTGCTGTCTCCTCGTCAGTACTACGCTCTGATCTCTCAGGTTGACACCAACATCCTCAACCGTGACTACGGTAACACTCAGGGCAACCTGAACAGTGGTGAAGGTCTCTATGAGATCGCTGGTATCTCCATCCGTCGCTCCAACAACCTGCCCTTCATGGCTGGTAACGTGGCTCGTGTTGATGGTGAGAACAACGATTACTCCGGTGACTTCTCTGCTCACTGTGGTCTGATCTATCAGCGTGATGCTGCTGGTGTTGTCGAAGGTATCGGTCCTAGCGTCCAAACCACTGGTGG